TTAAGATTTTAAAAGTGATTGGAGTTTCAGTGTGGGGGAGAGTAAAACTAAATTCATTAGTATTTTTTTCTACTAAATCTTCTTCTTTAATCCATTTGGGATCGATTTCAGATAAATCAATTGTAACTTCTTGTCCTTCATATTCAAAAGTATAATCTTTACCATAACCTAAAATACGAGAGGCGACCATTATAGCGTTTTTATCACCTACTACAAGGTCATCATAATTACACTTTGAAACAATCAATGATTGCATCAACTTGTCAAGGACAATGCCTTGTCTAATATAATTTTGGTTAGTCAATATGTCTTCTTCTCGAGCCGTCATATATTTCATTTCGACTTTACCAGAAGAGAGAGGATTATCCTTAGGATAAAGTAGCCCTTTTGAAGGTAATTCTACAACTTCAGTAGGAAATTTAAATTTTTTTTCTTCACTCATTTGTTAATAACTTTATTTGTTTGATATAAATATATAAAAAATAAAGAGAGCGCACTTTCGTACGCTCTCTTTTGTAATCGGTTTGATTGATTAGTAATTCAATACGCAGTAGTCAGGGGCTAAAGTCATAGTGATAGTTTGAGCAGCATTTTCATTGTCCCAATTGTAATCACCAAAGTTAGCGTCTACAATGAAACATCCTTTTAATACCCATTCAGAAACGATATCACCAACAGGTCCTAAGACATTTAATGTTACATCTTTCTTATAAAAGTCAGAATAACCATCTCTACCTGTTACAGATTCGTGGTGTAATCTTACCCATTCCATAATAGTTTGTGTCCCAGAAGGTGAGATAGGATCATGCAGTGTTAACTGTACGTTACCCCAGGTAGTTTTACCTTTTACTTTTCTGTACACGTTGATATGATTAAGAGTTACTTCTCCTTGTGTTAATGAAATTGCCCCTACACCCTTGATAAAGTACGAAGGTACTCCGTCAACAAGCATAAGGAATCTATTTTGCTGTTTGGGTTCAAACGCTGTAAAAAATATTTCGTTTGGATCTAATATTGCCATAATTGTCGTTTTTAAGTTAATTTAAAGTTATAACCTTTTTAAGTCAATTATAAATATTCAAAAATAAAAAGAGGTCGGATTTTCATCCGACCCCTTTCTTTTATTATATAAAAATTTATTATGCTGGGAATTCAGCTCCTGTTGGTAGGAGGTTGAAATCAAGTACAATAAATTCTGCTGTTTTAACTGGTTGTAAGTAGATAGTACCTCTTAACTCTTGTCTGTCGATTACGTCAGGACCGTTGTTTGAATCATCCATTATTACCTTAAACGCATATAAGCCTTGATTTTGTTGAACACTTTCCAAATATGGATTAACAACACTTAAGAAACTATTTCTAGTTTGTAAGCTGTTAGGTTCAAAAACAAGGTTTTGAGAAACATTACCTATAAAATCTTTAAGAGTAATCATCAACCTTCTAACATTTACTCTATCAAGTGCTGTTGCAAGCGATTGTAATGTTTTTTGTCCATACACTACAACACCCGTTCCTGGGAAAGTAGCTATTGGGTTAATCTTAGCTGTGTAAAGATTGTCTCTTAAAGAACGTGGTAAGGTTTTTTCAGGAGCTACAACATTAGGCATTGTACCTCTAGTAAAACCAGCGGGTGCAAACCAAGCTTCAGAAGTATTATCATTAAAGACATAAACTGAAGGGATTATTGTTGAAGCAGGGGCCCATACATTAGCTGTTGTATTTTCATCTCTAACTAATAACCAAGGCCAGTAAGCAGCGGCATAGTTAGTATTTAAATTATTAGCTTGAGTAATTGCTTGGGCTGATGTTGAACCATATCCAACTACATCTATAGGTAAAATGCTATCACCTCTAGTAGTAGTATTAGTAATAAGAGTATCTAATACAGTTGCATGAGAAGCAAAACCATAGATTAAACCAGGAACACTAATTACATTAAAGGAATATTGGTCTTTATTTCTTAACAGATTTATAGAAGATGTATAATCGTTAGCTGTTAAACCTTGAGTATTTGTATCAGTAATATCTGAGTAGAAATTAGTTAAACCACTACCACCATTTGGGAATAATTCGCCAACTGCTGAGTTAAATGATCCACTTTGAGCACTCGGAAGTGAAGAGGTAAATTCTGGTTTGAAATTACCAGCACCATCTAAATAATCAGGGGTTGGTTTATTAACAGCACTTACAATTACATATTTAGAATTATTAGGATATTCACCTGTAGTTGTTACATAAGCATCGGTACCATCTAATCCTACGGAATACTCTTGGTTACCAATTACTTTAGCGATATAATCATCTCTCTTAGGGTCAAGGGAAACACCTCTCCAAGATTCAAGAATTGTTTTATCAGCTTGTCTATCATTACCTTGTCTAATATTAAGGGTAAAAATACCTGAACCTGAGTCTACACTAGTGATTTCAAATCTTAAGTTATCAGAGGAACCTGAAAGAAGAGCACCACCCGTGCCCTCATTATCTTCAGCACTACCACTAGAATTTTGGTTTGCTCCTACTGAGATTGTTTTTAATGTAAATACATTGTTAGTACCTGTTCCTACATCACTACCTGTAACAATGTTGCTTGAAGTTGCAGCTGTAAATGTATCGGAGCCACTTGCTACTCTAACAACAGTTAAACTACTTCCACCTTGTTTAAAGTAATTTTGAGCTGAAATAGCTGTAAAGTAAGAATATTCTACTCCTCCACTAACAATACCTTTTCCAAACTTTTGTTGGAAATCTGAGTAGGTAGTAACTATTGTAGGTATACCCATAGGACCTTTTACAGCGGGGCCTATGATAGCAGCCCCTATAGGTGCTGCTGCCGCTTCAAGAGATACCGGAAGATTTTCATTCTGGAATACTCCTGGGGAGATTATTTGTTCTGCCATGATTTAAATTCGAATTAAAGGTTAAAATTATAATTAATTAATTATCTTATTGATAAATATGTAAAAGTTTTTCAAAAGTGTTTTTTAACTTTGAAATATACCTTTTTCTATATTAATAGTACCATTACCATATTTTGTAGATAATTTAATAGCTAAATCCTGTTCTTGGGTTTTATATTTTTCTAATTGGTCAATTAATTTTTCTTTTTGTAATTCTAAACTTTGAATTTGAATTTCTAATTCACCAAAGTTAGTTATTAAAGTTTCTTGTACTATTTGAATATTTTGAATTTCTTCAATTTCCTCAGGAGTAAGATTTTGATTAGGCATGTTTAGTCTAGATTTGTATTAATATTTTCAATAAATTGATTGCCTCTATCTCTAGATAAGTTTTCAGTAGTTTCTTGGTTAATAATAACTTTAGAATCACTTGAAAATTTCTTAAGAGCATCAAGGTCTTTTTGTATAACGTTGGGTATAATATAACCATTTAGTTTAATATCAAAGCTACCTTTTACAGTACGTTCTTGTCCAACATTTAATTCTGTAATAGTTTGATAGCTGTTAATCATAGCTCTGAATTTAAAACGTTGGGGGTCACCCCAATAAGTATCAGCAGCGTAGTTTATAGCTTCTATTATTTGGTTTAGTTGTTCCATATAATAGGTATAAATCACACAAGTATAAGTAAAAGTTACAAAATCAGGGATTACAATAGCTTCATAAGTTTTAATAGGTTTGGCCCCATTCAAAATACTTAAATTATTATAATGGTTTTTTTTAGAATACCCTTGCTGGAATACTGCATAATTTTGAGGAAAATTAGCATCAACTTTATTAGTAATTCCCCTGTTCCTATCAATATTAGTTCGTTTATACATGATAAGAGGGGCCATAATTTTACCTTTTTTATCTCTGTAATAACCATCTTTTTGTACTGATTTCCACCTTTCAGGGGAACCATATATAGTAGGGACTGCTATTCTATCTCCGTTTTGTGTTACAGAAGGTTGAATTACGTTATCAAAATAATATTTAATAGCTTCATCTAAATCTTTAATACCAATTGTAAAAGGTTTCCAATTATCATCTTTTTGTGATATTCTAGAAGCTCTAGCAGGTTGAACACTTTGATTATTAGCTCGAGCATCCGCTAAAGAAGGGAAGTATTTAGTTACATTATTAGGGTCATTACCTGGGATAGTGGGTTCGTTTAATCCTGTAGCTATTTCTCTTTGGGATTTAGGTATTGGGGTTTTGCCTTGCTCTGCCATTAAAATCTTTCTTTAGTAATGCCGAATTTATCAGCAGGTTCATAATGAGTTTTTACTATATAAGATAAATTTCCACCAAAATCACCTAATCCTGGGTTTAGGGGGTTAGGTTCGTTAGGGTAAGAAGGATCCTTTCCTACAAAGTATTGATTAGAAATTACATCATCTACTTGATAATAACCTTCATTATATAATATAATATCTCCTACTTCAGGATTCATACCTGCATTTATAACATCTTCCCTAAGGAATTTAAATGTTGTACTCCAATTAAAATCTACTCCTAAATCACTTTCAGGATATTCTTGATCGCTCCTTTCAACTAGACAATTAAATATAATAGGACCATCATAAAATTTTCCTCCTGTTGCTTCACCATATAAATTAAATGTAGTTTCTTCTAATCTTATTTTATAAAAAGAACATTGCTGGGTAATAACATCCCCTAACAATTCACGATTAATTGTTTTTATTAAATTTACATCTCTAGTTCTTCCAAATAATGCCATTAGCCAATATAAATTGTATAAGGTACTTTATTTAAATCCTTTTGTAAAAACTCAGCTTCATTAGCTTTTTTTTCTAATAATTTAGATCTTGAAGTTTCACCTAAATAGCCCCTTAATCTTTCTATCAATGCTATTTTTTCAGCAGTTGCCGCTGTTATTAAATCTCCATGGTTTAAAGTAGTTTCAGCTCCTGGGATTGGGATTGTTGTGTATTTACCTCTAATATAGCCTAACATTTCTTTAGTTAAAGCTAAAGTATATTCAAATATCCATTGTCTGCCTATAGAATTAATATACTTGTAAGTGGGATTTACATAAGGAACAGTAGAAATATCAGTTACTACCCCCTCTCCCATACTTCCTGAAACTACAGGATTATTTCTGTCAGATTTAAGAATATAATGAAAATATAATTCTTCATCTCTTAAAGGAATTGGAAATATTCTAATTTTATTATTTACTAATTCAAAGCTATAATTAGATTTTCTTACAGTATCATTAAATTCAATTGCTTGGAGTTTTGCTATATCATAATTTATAGGCATCATCATGAAATTGATACCTGGGGAAAATCCTCCAAATCCAAATTGGTCCATAAAACTTCCAAAATCAGATGTTCCCACACCTGCATAGGGATCAAAAAAGCGGACAATTGCAGGCCTAGCTTCATAAAATATTTTTTTAACTTCTATATTATTTTTACTCTCACTTATAGAATTAGCAAACTCTTGTAAATCATATACTTGAGTTCCTTTTGTCATTTCAATACTTCCTGTTCTATACTCAACGTTACCCCCTACACCTGCTTCTACTCCATAGGATTCAGCAATTCTAATTTCTGCTCCTAAATTGGGTTGGGTAAGTTTATAATTTAAATTAGATCCAGTTGTTGACCCCTCTAGTGAAAGGTAATTTTCACTTGCTTTGTAAGCAAATACTTCATTACCATACGATGTTACTGCTTCTTCAAAAGCAGTGTAAAAATTAATATCTTGTAATTCTACATCTGCTAAAGGATATCCTAAGCGGCGTGAACAAAATACTGCTACTTTATCAGCATCCGTTTGAAACTCTATATCATTATCATAAAATCCAAAAGGAGTATCTCCTGGGAAGAATGAACTAGAGCCGGGCCATATAGGAGTGTTTGCCATGTTGTTTTGTTATAAATATTATAAAAGTCGAGTAGAAATTTTAACCTGTGGGGTTTTTGATCCATCAGAATTAACTGCTTGAATTCTAATCCCATCTGTTATAAGTACAACCTGTAATTCTATATAATTTGCTTGATCTCCTATACCAGCATTACTAAAATCTGTAAAGTCTAAGTTATTACCATTAAATGAAATAATTAAAGATCCCGCTCTTACACCATTTGCATCATAAATTTGATAATCAGAATGGGCGCTATGATAATCTATTCCTTCATCTCCTGGAGCAACTTCACTCCCCGTTATGATATCATATATAGGGGTAGTAGTGCTAGTTTGAGCAATACTTGAAGTAACAAAGTTTATGGGAAGTTGACTCCATCCGGATTCATTAGTACTATTACTAGAATCAGTAAGTACAAAATATTCATTAGAAGCTGTTACATATACTGTTAAACCATTATATACCGTTTGGATATCATAAAGTAAACCCGATCCCGTGACAAAAAATCTAGTGTCTACTGGGATAGAGGCTTGCATTGTAAATCCTTCTGATAACTCTGGCATATTTTGTAAATTTAATTATATATTGTAGCTGTCCAAGTTGTAGGTAATAATGTAATTTCGGGTCCTTTATAAACTTTATACCCACCTACTTCAGTTTTAGTAAAGGAAGTAATAATTTCTTGTTGGGATTGTATTACTGAGGTAAGATCATCTTTAGTGTTATCATATATTATATATATAAATTTAGCAGTTCCACTTACTCCAATACTAACTGGGGTGCCTGAAGGCATGTTTATGTCTGTAGTACCAAATATTATATTACCATTTTCAACTGCTTCTCCTCCTTCCCATCCTTCTAAGTCTTGGAGTTCAGCTTCAGAAAAAGAACCACTAGCACTAGCCCCATAACGAATAGAGATAATTCTACTATAAGGTTTTGTAAGAGTTCTAGGACCTGCATCAGGGGTAATAGGATTTCCTAATCCATTTGAATTCCAACTTTCACTAATTGTTAGATTTGATATAGTTCCTGTTTTAGTTACTGAAATAGGGCTACTACTTCCTCCTGTTTGAGTTATACCCCCTGATGTCCATCCATCTGCAGTTCCTCCACTAGTAGTAAATGTTATACTACCTGTAACTCCTTCTTCTATTTGTGAAGTACTATATTGACCTGCACCTGTGTTATTAATAAACCCATTTGAGGCCATAGTATCATATGTAAAATTAAATGTTGGGGAGGATGGGTCATCTTTATCTAAGGTAGCATTTCTATTACTTGAATTAAAACTAGCATTTGATAAGTCAGCCAATTGAACATTTAATCCTACTTTAAATGTATGTGAACCTGAATGAAAGTAATTTACATAGTCTTGAATATTAAATGTTATAGGTGAACTATCTACACTAATTGTGTCAACTTCTGTTTCAACTCCAAATATATTTGCTAATAATGAGGCTGAATTAAATGTAGTTCCATTTAGGTTATAAGTAAAACTAAAGGTATAATTATCATCTATTACATAATTACCTGCACCCGGTCCACTAAATCTATCATCATCAAAATTTAATAGTGAAGGTGTATTTGCTGTGGGTTCAGAAGGAACACCAAATTGAAGAGTTATATCTGTATCATTTACTGTTGTAAATACATTACTATCATAATCTTTAATTCTAAGGATTGTTAAAGTTTCTAAATCACTAGAACCTGTTTGGAATTGTACTATAGTACTATTTCCTGAGCTACCTGAAGTACCTGAAGAACCTGATGAACCTGAAGTACCATCTATACCGGATGATCCTGAAGTACCTGAAGAGCCTGATGATCCACTAGTACCTGATGAACCTGAGGTACCTGATGAACCTGATGAGCCACTAGTACCTGAGCTACCTGAAGTACCTGAAGAACCTGATGAGCCACTAGTACCTGAGCTACCTGAAGTACCTGAAGAACCTGAGG